CCTATGGTTGATAAAAATCCATACGATCAGAATGATAGTGACACACGACCATTAGATGAATACCAGATGGCTGTACTCAATGCACAAGGTCTAAGTTTAGATTACGTCAGAGGACATAGCCAAAGTAGTGCTAGACGAGAAAGTCCAAGCAAAGTGTTTGGAATAACAACACGTGGCGGCCATGTGTTAACACTAGACGACGGTGATGCATCTGGCAACAGTCAAAACATTAGACTACGAACTAAGGGCGGCGCTCAGATATTAATTGATGATACAAATAATTTTATATTTGTTACAACACAGAACGGTGACACTTGGTTTGAAATGAACGAAAGTGGTAAGCTAGATGTATATGCTAAATCTGGAATAAGTTATCACACAGAAGGCGACTTTAATGTACATGCTAAAGGAAACATTAACATGCAAGCAGAGCAAGGAGTTAATATAAAAAGTTCTGGAGCAGACGGTATTAAGTTAGAAACAAGTGTAGGTAGCATTGATATCTACAGTGCATTGGATATGAACATACAAGCCGATGCAAACCATAATTTAAAAGTAGCAGGAAACATAATTGCTAAAGGAACAAGAGTAGATTATAATGGACCAGTTCCAGCTGATGCTAAAAAGACGGCAATACAAAATCAAAGTGCTAACGCAAGTGTAAAAACTAGTGCCGCAAGCAGAGTACCAGAGAAGCATCCTTGGTTAGGTTCGGAAGGTGTCCAGGAAACATTTACTACTGGTAAAGGGAATACAGCCTAATGGATTTTAAATTAAATAATGAAATCAACACAACCACACTAATTGACTATGGATTGTTTAGTATCATTGACAATGATGCTGTTCGTATACAACAGCAACTGTCTGACTTAGAAGCAAGTGATAAATTAATTAATTTAAAATTAAGGACAATAGGATGGTCTGGAATTAAAGAATTGGTTGACAACACATACATAATCGGGTATGCTAGTAAGAAACAAGAATTAGCAGATGGTGTTGGGATGCTAGAACAAATAGCTTACAACACATGGATTGAAGAGTTTAAAGATACAGAACGTATGTTTAAGAAAAACTTTCCATTACCTACGTTGTCGCAATCACAGTATGATGCATTGTTAAGTTTATATTTCGACACAGGCACATATCGTAAGGTTGGCACAGAACTAAGACAGTTTGAACTTAGTGAATTTATTACCGATAGGAAATGGGATCACGTAGCGACATCAATGACACTCAGTGGAAGCAATAGATTAGTAAGACAATATGATGCAAAGGTATTAATGCTAGCAGATTACGGTACTACTAAAGATAGATCATTAATTAAAGAACAAGGCTTACAAACTTTGTTAAAACGTTATAGTACAATGGGTCTAACTGATCCACAAAAAGCCCAGGCCGAGTATGTGTATTATGCAGAGACAAAAAGATTCCTACCAAACTTAGCTGAGAGTAGAAAAAGAATCTTAGTAAAACAATCAGTTAACTAGTTCAAAACTATTTTAAATACATATATATTCGCAGGGAAAATCTACATTGACAGACTACAGTGTCCTTTTACTTAATGCCAACGGGCAACCTTTAAGCATATTGCCGCTCAGCACAATTAGTTGGCAGACAGCCGTGAAGGCTTTATTTGCACACAAAGTACATACAATAAGTAATTTTGAAAACAAATTCTTAAGGAGTACTACAATAAGTATTCCATATCCTAGCATAGTTATGTTAAATGCTTATCATAGACAGCCCAATAGAGCAAAGTTTACAAGACGAAATGTTTACATCAGAGACAATTACAAGTGTCAATACTGCAATGAGCAATTCTTTGCAGGCGAGTTAACATTGGATCATGTTATTCCTAGATCAAAGGGTGGCAAGTTAACATGGGATAACACTGTTTCAGCATGCGGTCCTTGTAATGTTAAGAAGGCCGATCGTATGATACGACCATTAAACAAGCCAGTGGTTCCAAGCTGGCACTATATACAGAACTCAAACAAGCACCACACTCTGCATATTCCAGACATGTCGTGGCAAGATTATGTAAAATGGCCCGAAGATAAGCTAATTTTGCTTTCATAAACTACAGTTATAATTTTTAGCATAAATAGTTGTATGAACAATATAATTGGATACACAACAGTAGAACAGCCATATACAAGCAAAAACCTATTAGGTATAGATTTAGCTAAACGAGACCTCCTGAATCACTTTGCAATACGCAAAGGAGAGAAGTGGACGGACCCAACATTTGGTTGTGACTTACCGTACTACGTGTTTGAACCGTTGGATACTAATACTACTGAATCTATCAAAGAGGAAGTCTTTGCAGTCATTAGTTATGATCCACGTTTTGAAGTAGAAGATACCAATATAGATATTAATCAGGATAAACACAGCGTTACTATTAAAGTAAAGCTAGTGTATATACCCACTACAACTGTAACAGATTTACAGATAAAGTTCGATAGAGAATTCGAACAGGACGCAGAGTTTTAATCATGGCACAAAAAACAAGACAAAATAAACTTTTTGCGGCAGAGGACTATACAGTTATATACGAGTCGTATGTTAATGCTAACTTCCAAGCATTTGATTACGATACTATTAGAACTGCAATGGTTGCTTATGTTCGCAACACATACCCAGAAAACTATAATGACTGGGTAGAGTCAGCAGAATTTGTATCGCTACTAGATGTAGTTGCACAGTTTGGACATAACTTGGCATACAGGGTAGACCTTAATGCAAGAAACAATTTTTTAACTACAGCCCGAAAACAAGATTCAGTTTTTAAACTAGCAGAGTTTTTAGGATATCAACCCAGACGTAATGTGCCAGCATACGGTGAGATGAAAGTTATAGGAATTAAAACAAACGAATCCGTTATTGGTAGTGCAGGAACTAGCTTAGGTGGAGTAGAAATAAAATATGAAGCTTCAAACAATGTAAGCAACATAGATGATTTTATTACAGTACTTAATGCTACATTAGAAAACAGTAATCAATATGGTAGTCCAAAGAAAAGTTCTATTGTAAATGGAATACAATCAGAATTCTATGATATAAACAATACGCCTAATCAAATTAAGTTTGATGTTCAGGGAATTGTATCAGGTAAGACTGCTACATACAATATCATTAGCAGTGAATTTGATAGTGTCAATAAAGCATTTATGGAAAAGGCACCTAGCCCAATAGGCAGTGTCGGAGTATATTTTAAAAATGATGGCAAGGGTATTAGCAGTGTTAATACTGGATTCTTTATGGGTGTTAAGCAAGGTGCATTATCATTCCAAGACTTTGTTATTGACACTCCAATTGACAGTGCAGTATTAGATGTTACCGCAGAAAATATAAACAACACAGACGTATGGGTACAGAATGTTAATGCAACAGGTAACGTTGTTAAGAATTGGTCTAAAGTTACAGACGTAAACAGTAATGTAATTTATAACAACTTAGCATCAGGTATACGTGATGTATACAGTGTAAAGACTAGAACAAATAATTCAATCTCAATTATGTTCCCATCAAAAGAATTTGGTAATGTTCCAACAGGTACTATTAGAGTTTGGTACAGAACAAGTGCTAATACTACATATGTTGTTAGACCAGATGACTTAACAAATAAAAAAGTAAACATTGGTTACACAGGATTAGATGGAAATACATACACAGCTATTTTATCATTACAATTAAAACAAGCAATTGTTAATGCAACATCAAGTGAGACAATGGATAGCGTTAGAGAAAATGCTCCTAAAAATTATGCTAGTCAAGATAGAATGATTACAGCCCAAGACTATAACACATTGTTATCTAGTCAACAAGGCGGCATCCTTAAACTTAAGAGTGTTAACAGAACATTTAGTGGACATAGTAGATATTCAAAGTTTACAGACCCAACAGGTACATACTCAGATTTATTTCTAAGTGGAAAAGATGCTACAATATATGCATCAGAAAAAGTTATGTCTACTGCTAGTAATGCAACAGACTCTTCTACACAAACATTTGAGAAACATGTTAAACATATTTTAGACAATGACGAATTTATTAACTTATATTATACAAAATATAAAACAGCATTTGAAGCGTTAAGAGGAGAAGAATCTTACACACCAGATTCATTTGTTTGGCAAAGCCCAAGTGAATCAACTAGTGGAATACTAACTGGTTACATTACAGACACTTCAACTCAAATAGCACGTGTTGGTTCAACAGCAAGTACATACATGAAATACATTACACCAGGTGCTTTAATTAAATTTACAAGCAACAGTAAAACCAAATGGGCTAAGGTAGTAGATATTTTTGCAAACGGCTTAGGTATGGAAACAACAGTTGGTGCTCCAACAGGTAAGCGTACAGATGGAACAGGTGCTATTATATTAGATACTGACATTCCAAATGGTTCAACAGTTAATGTTGTATACCCTGGCTTGTCGAGAAGATTTATTAAAAGAGAAAAAGATGTTATTAAATATTACTTAGAGTCACAGCGTGACTTTAGTATAAAATATAATTACAAGAATAAGAGTTGGGATATTATTGGAGCCACAGGCACAGCGGTAGTACCAACAGTAGCTTATCCTACAACATTTAGTTTAGCAGATGATAGTTGGATTCTAAATTTCAAGTTTACCGGATCATCATTTGATATCTACATTAGAACATTAAGATTTAATTTTACAAGTGCTACAGTACGTTTAGGAAACATACAGAACGAATATGAAATTAGTTCTTATACTAAAAAAGCTACACGTGATAAAATTACTGCTATTGGCGTAGATGGAAATGATATTGTTGACATTGGTGATTTTTATGTATATGGTTATGATACTGCTACTGATAATAATTACAGACTATCTCTTATAGATAGCAATGCTGATAGTAGGCCAGATAACCCAGATATATTTTTTGAGACGGTTGGACTTAACAGCGTAAAAATTAATACTGTTGATTACGATGGCAGAAGTAGTTTAAACTTTGACTGGCAACATATTGCGTCAGACAATCAAGTAGTTGATCCTAGCTTTACAAATATTATTGATGTATACGCACTAACAACATCATATGATACTAGTTATAAAAATTGGTTAAAAGGAACGCTAGCTATAATGCCTAAGCCTCCTACTAGCTACGAACTTGGAACACAGTTTTCAGCTACTGGAGAAAAGAAAGCAATGAGTGACACGATTGTGTTTAAACCAGTTAAGTATAAACCAATATTTGGAGCCAAGGCATCAGCAGAATTAAAAGCAAAGTTTAGAATAATTAAAGTTGTTGGATGTAATGTAACAGACAGTGATATGAAAACAAGAACAGTTAAAGCTATAGATGAATTCTTTAGTTCAAGTGTTTGGGACTTTGGAGAAACTTTTTACTTTACAGAATTAGCGGCTTACGTACACAAGCAACTTGTAGGTGTGCTAAGTAGTTTTGTTATTGTACCGCAAGGCACAGGAACAACGTTTGGTGATTTGTTTGAGTACACACCAGAGCTAGACGAACTTATTATAGCAGACGTAACAGTTAACGATATTGATATTATTCAAAACATCACAGACGAAAATATTAGAGCAGGAACATAATTAAATGGCGAATAAAAAAGCAGGTTCATCAAAGGTCCGCAGTATCAAAACAAAGAAGTTTTTACCTCAAGTATTCCAAACTGAATTAAATAATAGTTGGCTTGATAGTACATTAGATCAAATGGTTTCAAAAGGACCATTGGACCAAGTTGATGGATACATAGGTAGTAGACATGGCTCAGAAGCTCAAGCACATGACTCATATGTTGACCCAGTTACAGAAGTTAAACTAAGAAAATCAACTTCATTAACGCCTGGTATTATATCTTATGATAACACTGGAGCTATAACAAACAAGATTACATATGACGATGTAGTACACTCGTTGAATGCAAACTTTAATGAGTACAACTATAACTCAGCATACTCGTCTAATGCATTTTCTTATAACCCGCCTTTTAATATTGATAAGTTTATTAACTTTAATAATTACTATTGGGTTGAAGAGCTTCCAATTTATACTAGTATCTACACAGGCACAAGCAAGAATCCATTAACTGATATTCAAAATACCAATGTATATACATTAGTAGATGACACTAATACAATTGTATTAGAAAATAATATGTTAATTAAGTTTGTTGGCTCAGGCTACGATGTAGCATGTAGAGGAAGTACATATATTGTATTAGGTACAGGTGAAGGAAACGGTGAACATAGGTTTGAACTTTATATTGATTTTAATCAAATAAGAGTTTATAACAGTGTTACAAAACATACACAAGCCAATGATGGTATTTGGGATAACAGCAAAGTACATTCTGTTACACCTAATACAAATAACAAATACTGGCTGGCACCGTTTGGAAAAAGAAATTACGGAGCATTACTTACTGCATATAATGCAGATCCTATAGCAGATAGGTTACCGGTTTTTGATGGCTTTATATTTGAAGATGTAGAATCTAATAAGTCATTGTATAATGAAAACGTGTTAGTTAAGTTCACAGGAACAGGATGGGTTGATGCAACTCTCGATGACTCAGAATCTATTTACGTAACTAAACGTGATGCTACTACTGGCAATCTTAGTATTAAGAAAGTAATAGTAGCAACATATGATAGTGTTAATGACAAGTACACACTTGCTATTGCGTCTGACGCAACACTAGCTGAACGTGCAATGATAGCAAGAGCAGAAACATTTGATACTGCTATGTGGGATTGGATGTTACCAGTAGAACCATTAAAAGATTATTTACTTATTGAGAAACATGACGTGTTTAACACAGCATGGAGTAGAGCAAACCATTGGGTTAACATCAGTGCAATTAATAAATTAAAAAGCATTATGCCTTTCCAAAACTTTGATAATATAATTACTACTAAAAGAAAAGCAATAAGACCTATTATAGAATACACAGCAAGAATAGATTTATGGAACCATGCAAGACATGTTAATCCTGTAAGCCTTGGCACAATAGACTTTGGTGTTAAGACAGGTGATGTGTTATCTGCTATTCCAGTTGGCTCAACATACGTATACGTTGACAACTCAGATACAAAAGTATATACACAGGCAGCAACACCAACAAGTGTTACGCTTGCTGAAAATAATACAATGACAATTAAAGCTGTACTTGATAATACATTAAGTGCTTGGGTTAATGCAGATGTGTATTATACTAACAGTACTATTACTTTAGCACAACAGAAGACAAAGATCAACCAATATCCACTTTATAAGTTTTATGATCATACAGGTAAATTACTAAGCGACATTGCTGGTACTAACTTTAAAGGCGAGAAGATATTTGGATATAAGCCAGGCAAGGGTGCAGTTGATACTGAGCTTGGAATGAAATTAAGTTATAAGGATTCTTTAAAAGGTGCTGAGTATCAATTTCAAAACTTTATACTAACAACTAGATATAAAGCTAACTTCACACAAGCAGAAAATGCAAAGTTAGATTATCATCAGAACCTTACAGGATATAGTTTATATAAGAAACGAAATGTTCTTGAAGGTGTTTATAATAAATCAGATCTTAACTTTGGCGCAAAAGAAACAGTACAGTATAAAATTACAAATCCTGATACTGATTTAGTTATTCCATATGGTCATGGAAAATGGAGACCACATCAAGAAGAATTTAATGTACATCACATTGCTGGTAAGCTAGCTGTAACAAGAAGAAACGTTTCAGACGGAACTGCAATTACATTTACTGGTACACGTGAATATAACATAGGATATTCTCATATAATTAAGTTTGTTAATTCAACAACAGACGCACTTACGTTTATAGCACCAGGAGGCATTGACATTGAAGCAAACCCAAGTCATGCAAACAATCCAGATATAACAATACAACGCTTCGGCGATGTTGTAAAGATTGAAACAGGTTCATCAAGCATAGGCGGCACATTTGATGTTAGAGCAGGATCTAGTAGAATAGGATCATTTAATATCTCTAATGAGTGGGACGCTAACTATTTTGATATTACATTAAATGGTAAACGTATTAAGGATGCATTAGTTACAGTAACAGGCTCTAGTATTACTATTGACGAAACTGCATTAACTGCAGACGACTTAGTTGATTTTACATGGAACAGTAACAAGCAAAACAACAACGTAAAGAATTATAGTTACCCACAAGTAACACAGCATAACGTACACAACAAAGTAATTAAAACATTTACAATAAGTGAAACAATAGATCATTGGGCAGATAAACTAAATGCCAATCCATCGTTTGATAGAAATACATTTGGTGAGAATAACTACGGATCAATTACACACAACAGAAGCACAGGCGGAACTTTGTTCCTACATGATGACATTGCAGTAATGAATGACATATGTTATTCAGATGAGAAACTAGATGTTACAGGATCTCTTATTGAACAAGCTGGTGATTGGGATGCGTTTAGAGAAAGATTCAAAGCACAAGCAAAACGTTTATACTCAGTAACTGCTTATCCATCAGTACAAGAATTAACAACAGCTACGCTAACTGCATTGTTGAGAAACAAACGAACAAGCAAGCTACACAGCGATTCTAATATGTTGTTTAATAGTGAAGATGCATTACAAACATTTACTATTACAGATACATCAGTTAAAGAATTTGAAACTAAGTGGACTTTTAACGGTGACGTTAATATTAGAGACCACGTGTATGTTTACCTAACTGAGTCAGATGGTACTAACACATATAAAAGAATTTTAAGAAAAGATATTGATTACACACAGCTAGGTAATGCAATTACTATATTGCTTACATATAACACAACTGTAACACCTGTACTAGAAGTAGTATACAATCAAATGGACAGTGAGTGTTATGTACCTGCTAGTTTGGTTAAGCTAGGATTAGCATATGGAACACAGCCGGTAGTATCAAATAATATATTGTATACACATGATGGTGTAGAGATAGTATTAAAAGCTAACGCAGATTTAACTAATCCAAATAACTCAAGTTTGTTTGACCCAGTTAATGCGGCACTGTTTGAATTAGAAACACGTGTGTATGCTGGACTAGTTAAAGAAGATACAACATACGATAAGACTAACACATCATCATACTATAACTTCTTACCAACACAAGCGTCAGCTACTTGGTATTCGTTAGAGCTGTTAAACAATTATTTAGAAAAACATTTTAAGCATTGGGCAGAGCTGAAACAAAAAGGTTCTCTTAACCAAGCAAACCAATATGTAGCCAACGATAACACAACATGGAACTACAGTACTATACCATTAGGATTTAACTATTCAAATGCAACACCAGGACACTATAAAGGTGTGTATGTTCATTTGTTTGGAACAGCAACACCTGACTTAACTCCTTGGCATATGCTAGGGCATTCATTTAAGCCAACATGGTGGGATGCAAACTATAGCTGGGTAACTGGTTCAAAACGTACAGCGTTACTAAGTGCATTAAAGAATGGACTAGTAAGTGATCCTTCAGGAACACCTACACATGATATAGTATTTGCAAGACCACATTGGGACTTTGCAACTAAATCACCAGTAACAGGTTCAGGTACATTAGAAGATTTAACAACAGTAATTGGTACTCCGGCAAACGTTGATGCATCATCTGCATTTAAGTTTGGCGATTGGAGTTCAGAGGAATACGAATGGAGAGTATCTCCACAAGGACAAGCCGCAGGCGTTGATGCTATTATAAAATTAAATCCTGCTAGAGCTTGGAGTGCATTCTTCCAACCAGGCATACACAACAATGGCTATGCAGGAATTCAGAACGCAGGTAGATTTGGAAGTAGTAAGTCTTATAAAGTACCTGGCAACACGTATGGTAATTCAATTATTAATATTGAAGTACAAGCATCACCAACAACAGTATCAGCAACTGAGAGCTTTATAGTACTTGATGACTTTGGAAGCACAACAGCTACAACAAACTTTAAACTAAATGCATCTAGCAAGGTTAGTGCATTAAGTCTTACAAACAGAGGCGTGAAGTTTACTGGAAGCCCAATAGTTTCTTACTCAGGTGGAGCATC